AATAATTCAGTTAATGAAATATGTGAATTTATAACACAATATAATTATAAACCTATTATTTCATCAATATTTAAAAATACTTCAGAAAAAAATATAAATATTCTTGATTTTGAGGATATTTTAAATAGTAGTGGATTATCTCAAAGTAGAATATCAGTTGAATATTTAATAAATTCTATTCAAAATAGAGTTGAATTATTACAAGGAATTATGGATGGATCTGGATATTGCGATACATCTGGTAGATGTGAATTAAAACATTCAAATCTGACATTATTATTTGATATAAAACAATTACTATCTTCATTGGGTATAAAAAATAAGTTAAGTAGAAATAAAAATATTTATACTAGAAAGTATGGATTAGCATTTTCAACTAAAGATTTTGATGTATTTAGAGTTAAATTAAAAAAAGATCGCCAAAAATTATTAAAAGGTACTCGTTATAATAGACATTATATAAAAAGTATCGAAAAGATAGAATCCGTCCCAGTTAAATGTATCCAAGTAGATAATGAGGATAAGATGTTTTTAGCTGGTGAATATATTCCTACTCATAATAGTACTATTGCTGCTGTTATAATTGAATATATGCTCAATTTTTTTCCAAAAAATAGAGCTATTATTATTAATATGAAAAAATCTGCCGCTTTAGAAAATCTTAGTAGAATTAAATTTATTCATGAGATGCTTCCAGATTTTTTAAAACCTTGTATTTCAAATAAAGTATTAGCAGATAGAAAAACATATTTAGAATATGAAAATGGAAGTAAGGTAGATGTATTTTATCCTAGTTCAATATCTGGACCTGAACAAATAGCGCGTTCATTAACCAGTCCAATATTATATATAGATGAATCGGCGTTTATTAATCATATTCATTCTGCTTATGGTGCGGCCCAACCTATTTTAAGTAAAGCTCGTATCCAGGCAAAGAAGCATGGGTATCCTACGCTTCTTTTAATGACATCTACTCCTAATGGGGTAGAGGGTACTGGTAAATTCTTCTATGATATGTGGAATAAGTCTGTTGATTCAGACGAAATATATGATGAAGAAGAAAAATTAGCTAATAATCATCTTCATTATATTAATGATGCATCTACTAATGGATTTATTTCAGTTAAATTTCATTGGTCTGAAATATATGATGATAAATGGTATAATGAACAAGTTAGAGAATTAAATTTTGATTCAAGGAGAGTAAATCAAGAATTAGATTTGATGTTTGTTGCTGGTTCTAATTGTATATTCAGTGATGAATATTTAACGCAATTACGTCCAAGTAAACCTGTTGATGTTTTCGATTTACCTCATATGTGTAAATTGAAAATATATAGAGAACTCGATCCAAATGACTTTTATTTGGTTGGTGTAGATACAGCTCGTAGTTTAGTTGGAGATCTTTGTGCAATTGAAATATATAAATATAGTAATTTTGAACAAGTTGGAGAATTTATTTCAAGAATAGGATCATTAACTAAATTTTCTGAAGTAGTGAAATCAGTTATAAAATTTTTATATACTCAAGTTGGAAAAAAATTTATAGTTGGAGTAGAAAATAATTCAATGGGAATTGCTATAGTCGAATCATTAGATAATGACAATGAATTTGATTATATGCAATTTTTGTATAAAGAGGAACAAAAAAGAAATAGTAAAGTAGAAAAACCATATGGAATTTATACAAGTCAAAAATCAAAAGATAAAATGGTTGCTTTATTTTATGATGAAATAACAACCGACCCTACTTTATTACATTCAGGCGAATTAATTTCTCAATTAAGTATTATTGAAAAAGATTCAATGGGACGAGTTGCAGCTCAAAAAGGGCAACATGATGATCTATTTATGGCTTCTTGTTTTTGTGCATTAGTTAAAAAAGATAGGCAATTTGAAATTGAACCGCAGATTAATGTTAATAGTCAAAAGTTTTTAAAAGATCAAGAAGATTTAATTCAAAATATTATAAATATTGAATCGAAAAATAAACATGCGAATATAACTGATTATTTTCAAGATAGTGAAATAAGTAGATTTGAAATACCAATTATAAAAGATGATAAAGATATAGATCGAGATTTTTCAAATATTCCATTTCCAGAATTTTTTTAATTTATGGCACTTGAAAATGAACAATTACGAAGATTAGAACAAGCAACATTACAACAAAATAGCAATATTGGAAGATTTAATAGTTCAGTAGCTAGTTTATTACAACAATCTAATAAAAATGTTGAAAAAACAGTAAATGTCAATGCTGGAACTGGAAATACATTATCAAAATATTTTCAGACTTCATTAAAAATACAAACGGAACAAACTAATATTTTACGTCAAATAGCTGAAATATTATCTGTTTCTAATAAATCTAAAAAAGGTAGTAGAGAAGATTTTTTAAGATCTGCATCTAAACAAGGAATGGAATTTGATATTTCTAAAGAAACTCCAAGGAAAGGATTTTTTAGAAATATGTGGACACAATCTGCTAAAGTTAGTATTGATAAAAAAATTAAAGATTCGAATAGAAAATTAGCTAAATCGATGGGTTTAAGTATGAGTCTAACCTCAGCTTTAACCACACCAGCTAGTTCGAAATTTCGAGGAATAGTAGCAGAAAACGAATTAGATTTTAGTATTGTTCAAACTAATATATTAATGGGGATGTATGAACTACAAAGATTCTCGTTAATGCAATTAGTCGATATTAATAAATCTACTTCTAAGGATAAATCTTCATCAGTTACAGAACAGCAAAGAAGATTAGAAAAAAATAAAACTTCTAATTATACATCAGATTTTGATTCTAATGAAGATCCTAGAACCTTTATGCAAAAGGTAGGAAATGTTCCTCTTGTTGGTGGCTTAATGCAAGCAACATTAGCTCCAATAAAAGAACTTTTGACTATTCCAAGTCTTCCAAATCGATTAAAAAAATGGTGGGGAGATTATAAAGAAAGTGCAGGACTTCAGAAAAAAGATAAAACTGAAGCTTTAAAAGCTACAAATTTATATAGAAGTAATCAAGATCGTGCATATGATTTTTTAGGTGGTGAGTTTATAACAATTGTTGAACGTATAAGAGCTGATGTAGCCGCCGTTCGATATAATATTACAGGTGAAAAACCTGGTACTGATCCAAAGACTGGTATATCTTTAACTAAGTCTCGCGAAGATGTATATGATACCATATTTGGAAAATTCATTGAGGCTCAAAGAGATGAAAAAGGAAATATAACTCAAACCGCATCTCAAAAGAAATTCCAAATTGAAGAATTAAGAAAAAAGAAATTGGATCAATATTATCAGGAAGAAATGCAAGGAACATTTTCTGGGATGTTTGTTTCTACTATAACTTCAGTTCTACCTAAAATTATAAAGGATAAATTAGGTATAGAAGAACAGGAACAAATGGTACAAGGAAGTTTAAAAGCAATGAATAATTTAAATGAAGCAGAATATGAAAATGCAGAGTGGTTAAGACGACAAAATGAAGTTTTACCTACATTAATTGAATCTCAAGATATGTTCAGCACTTTATTAGGTGTTGGCATACCAGCATTAGCAGGATTAGCAACAGTATTAACTGGAGGAGGAGCTGCTTTAGGAGCAGGTGCAGCTATTTTAGGAGTAAAAGGAACTTTATTAGCAGGTGCAGCTACTAGTGGTGGTGTAATAGGCGCATTACGAGGATTTATAGATAGTTTTTCTAATGCTAATACACAATTTGAAATTGAAAGGTTAGAAGCTGCTAAATCACAAGCTGATTTTTTAGATATATTAAAAGATCAGAAAGATTTTGAGTCAATAAATAAAAGAAAAGAAGATTTAGAAAAAAAATTTAGAGGTGTCGAAACCCCAGGTTTTTCATCACCTACACAAACAACAAATAATCTATTAACAGATATAAAACAACAACTAATTGATGGTATAACTATTAGATCATATGTAGCAGATGCTAATGGAGTACCAATAAATTTACAGTATTTAGCAGATTTTTTTAAAAATAATTATGTAGAATTTACTCAAAGACAACAGGAAATATTAATTAGACAGGATTCTATAATTCCAGAACCTGTTTATTTAGTAGATGGTCCTGCTGGTAATTTACTTAAGAAACACGCTAAAGGTGGTATTGCTAAACAAGGAATAGTTGGAGAAAATGAAAGACCTGAATTAATGGGTAGAGCGATAATTAAATCACCTACTGCATTCTCTTCATTAACTTCTCAAAAAATTACTAGTGAAGATGATACTGCAGATATATTACAAAATTTATCATCTACAATTGAAAAGTTATCGGGTATTTTAGAAACTTTTCATAAAGATAAGGTTATTGAATTACAAGATAAAAAAGAAGTTTCTATTATTGAACAGATAAAAATAGAAGCTGATGATGCGAAAGCTAGGGATGAAGCTGAAGATAGAGATATCCAAATAAAAGAATCTAAAGAAATAAAGGAAAATATATCTCAACTTTTAGGAGTAGTTTCTCCATGGTATAAAATGGAGAAGAAAAATGATGAAGAAGAGAAAAAGAAAAATAAAAAAGGATTTTTCAGTACATTATTTTCTTTTTTAGGTTCTCCATTAAAACTTCTTCCACTTATTGGAGGTGTTCTTGCTTCTATCGGTGGAGTAGCTAAAACTGTAGGTGCTCTTACTGGAACGACTTCAACTTTATTAAAATTAGGTCTTGTATTAGCTCCAGTAGTAAAAGGTATTGCGTCTGGTGTTGTCAGTTTATTAAATTATTTTGGTTTACACCCTATTGTAGAATTAGGTAAAAAAGCAGTAAAAGGAACTGGAACTCTTTTTGGTAAAATTAAAGATTTATTTACTAAAAAAGGTACTGGAACTGTTGTAGGAGATGTAGCAGGAGCAGCTGCTAAAGGTGCAGCATCAGAAGCGGCTGGAACAGTAGCAAAAGGCGCAGCTGGAACAGTAGCAAAAGGTGTTCAAAGAAATGCTGCAAAAGCAGCACTAGAAGAATTAGCTGCCAAACAAGCAGCTAAAGGAGTAGCTGAAAAAGTAGTAGGTGAGGCAGCATCTTCAACTTTAGGTACTGGTTTATTTAAAAATAAATCTTTAGCTAAATTTTTACCTAAGGTAGGATTAAAAAGTATTGCTAAAGTTGCAGGTCCATTATTAATTGTTGATGGATTAATTGAAATGTTTAGTGACTACCAAGATACTGGTAGTATAATTGAATCTGTTTTTGGTAATATGAAAGGAGGTCTTTCTGATGCATTCAAAGGAATGGGTAAATATGGAGCTATGGGAGCTACAATTGGATTAGTTGGTGGTCCAATTGGAATGGGTATTGGAGCTCTTATAGGAAGTGCAATTGGAGGATTATTAGGATTATTTGGAACAGATAATCTTAAAAGCATGGATGCATTTAAAGCTAGAACTGGTGAATTTAATCAAACAATATCTCAATTTTTTATTGATCATTTTGGTAAATTTGCAGCTAGAGGAGCATATTTTTTTGCAGATAGTCCTATTCCTATTATACCGCCAATATTAGGAGGATTAATAGGTTCAGTTGTAGATGGTATAGTTGGTATATTTAGTCTTATTGGAGATATTGGACAAAATATTGGACCATTTATAACATCTGCAAATACTTCGATTGCAGAATTTTTCTCTAGTGCTGGTAAGTATGGATCTCGAATATCTGCTTTTTTTAGTGATGGTATTCCAATAATAGGTCCTTTATTAGGAGGACTTGTTGGGACCATGATTGACGGAGCAGTATCATTATTTGATTTTGGTATTGATATAGCTAAAGCTACTGGTCCATTATTAGATTCAGTAAATGGATCAATTATAGGATTTTTTAAAGATTATAGTGGAGAATATTCTGTTAAATTAGCAACTAGTGCATCCTCATGGAGATTTCCAGGAATTACTCTTTTAGGTGGTTTAGTTGGCACAGCAGTTGATGGAATAGCTGCATTAATTGGATCTATTTCTAATTTTAAAATGGATGATTTTGTTACTAAAACGATGAACATGAGTGATTCGTTAGTTGATTTATTTAAGGGAGAATATTCTCATAAATTTGCAGAAAAAGGAGCAGGTATAGCAGCATTTATAGGACCACTCCTCGGTGGAATAGGAGGAATGGTATTTGACTTTATAAATTCAGTCTTTTTTGATGGTAATTTAGATGAGCAGTTTAAATTAATAAGTGCGGAAATATCTTATTTCTTTTCTGATTTATGGATTAAATTTAGAAAGAAAATATTTTTTACACCTCTTTTAGGTGAGTTATTACCTGATGATTGGAAAGCAGCTCTTGAAAAAGAGGAAGAAGCATTAAAAACTAAAAAACAAGAAATAGAACAGCTTAAACAAGCAGTTAAAGACGCTACTATGCCAATGGAAATACCAGCTAGAAGTATTCCTGAGTCTCCTAAAGCATCTGAATTACCAGATACTACTATGCCAGCAGGTACACCTTCAGCGCCTCCTACACAGCAAACAATAGATCCTCAATCTACTGGTGGTGGAGTACAAGGAGCGGCAGTTGGTGCTTGGAATGCGGCTAAATCTGGTGCTGGAGCAGCATGGAATGCGGCTAAAGGTGCGGCCAGTACAGCTGGTGGATGGGCTACATCTGCAGCTAGTGCGGCTGGTATGACTGGAGGGTCTGCTAAAGATGTAATTAAAAAAATTTTAACCATTGGAAAAGGATTTAATATAGTTCAAACAGCAGATGGTTCTACAGTAAAGCGAGAAGGGAATAGAAATTGGAGAAATAATAATCCTGGTAATATTGAGTTTGGTTCTTTTACTAGAGGATTAGGTGCTTTAGCTGGAGATCCAAGATTTGCAATATTTCCATCTTTAGCAGCTGGACGAAAAGCTAAAGAGCATTTATTATTTGAAGGAAAAAATTATAGAAATGTAACACTAACTCAAGCAATACATAAATGGGCCCCACCATCAGAAAATGATACAGGTTGGTATCAGAGATCAATGCTTGCCGCGGTTGGAGGTGTTGATAAAAAAATGAGTGAATATACTTCTGCTGAAAGAACTGCATTAATGAATACTATGCAGAAGGTAGAAGGTTTTAAACCAGGAAAACTTACAATATTATCTAAAGGTAATATTCCAGTTAATAATTCTGAAACTTCAGAAGAATCTTCTAGTTTTATGGATAAAACTAAAGATATCTTAAATAAAACAAAACAAATGGCGTCTAAATTTAATCCTATGGGAACAGCACAAGCATCCACAGAAACTCCAAATCTTCCTACTAGTAGTGGGGGTTTTGGTGGTGTTGGTCCATTAAAAGATCTTGAAAATCCACAAACTACTACACCAATTGGAACTCCAACTGGAGCAACAACTAATACAACTCCCGTTGCACCATCTGAAACTGAAATTAAAGAGCCTACTGAAACTGGTGTGATGGGTTTACCTATTGATCTTAGTAATAAACATAAAAGTGTAGGTGGATTAAAATTTGCACCAGGAGTCGATCCGGGTATTGGAGATGGAATAGCATCTAAAGTAAAAACAATTCAAGATACATTTGGGCAACAATTAATTATCACTTCAGGATATAGAAGTCCGGAAAGAAATAAACGAGTCGGTGGTGCAAAAAATTCTGCACATATGAGAAGAAATGCTGTTGATATTAAAACTGGTCATCTTAATAAGGATGATAGACTTAAAATAATAAAAATTGCAAGTCAAGCTGGGGTAGGTGGGGTTGGAATTTATAGTAATGATTTACATTTTGATGTTGAAGGACGCCGAGCTTGGGGTCCAAGTTTTAGTAGAGATTCTATACCTGCTTGGGCAAGAGAAGCTGCAGCTGCTCATATGGCTAATAAAACTTCTGTTGGAGATAATGGTGCTTGGGATAAAGTTAAAGGGATGGCTAATAAAGCTAAGGATGCTGCAGTAGGTGCATATCAAACTGTAAAAGGTGCTGCGAGTGGAATGTTTGGTGGTGGATCAGATTCGCAATCAAATACTGGTTCAGCTGAACAGCCAGTTGAAGGGGAACAAGGTGAAGGAAATAAAAAAGGATTTACATTACCATCAAAAGAAGAGATAGCAGCTAAATTAAAATCTGGGGTATCTGAATTTGGTTCTATGATGGGATCTTTTTTTGGAGATATGAAAGAGGCTACTTCACTTAGTGATTCGGATAAAATGTCTAAACAAATATTATATGGAGATGCTAATGCATCGTCATATAAATCGACAGATTTATCTAAATTTGGTGTTACACCAATGAAAAATCAATCACTTGCTGATTTTACAGTAACCAATACTGGTTTGCGTGATGCATATGCTTCAATTAATTCCCATCAACCAATAAGTGATGGTTTTGCTTTATCTTCTAGATTTAAAAATTTTATTGATCAAATATCACCTTTTAATAAAGGGGTAAATATAAATTCTCCAACATTAAGAGATCAAAGTATACTTGCTAAAAAAGTTACGGATCAAGTCTCTCAACAAACTGGTGAAGAAAAACCAAATACTGATCAATCTACTAATATTCCAGTTGTTAATAGTAAACAAACAAGTAATGCTCCTCCAGTTATTAATATGCCATCGAATATTAATAACATAAATCAAACAAAACAATCAGCCGAAGATAATTTTGATAAAAAATTTGATGCGGATACTGATAAATTTATATGGCAATTATTATCTGCCGTTCCTGATTTATTAAAAAAAGATACATATTTATTTGGAACAGGTATAGATTTCGGAACAGCAACTAATCAATAACTATTTATAGGTGAGAAATTATATATTAATAATTTCTCACCTATTTTCATATAAGAGGTCTAAACAAAATGGCAGGTGGTATTTTACCAGTCGATTTATTAAACCATTCTGGAGATGCTGGAGCTGGCACGGATATATTGGATATAGGATTACCAGTTCAATTAGATAGAAATGCAGATAATTTTCATAGAATTTCTACGAAAATGAAAACTTACATGAATAAAATGGATTTGATTCCTGTAAGATGGGAACTAAATTATCCCAAATTATTTAAAGAACCAGATGCATATGCAAATAAAGGAGTAATGAATCTTAAATTTGAAAATGCAATTGAAGATTATCAAGCTAGATGTGTACAATTAAATTTAGATCCTATTAAAGGAATTAGATTGTGGACAGTCGCATCTCTTGAATATTCAGAATCATATGAAAATCGTTTTGATCAAAATACAGTCGAAAAGAAAATTAATGATTGGACTGGCAATATGAAAGAGTTTGTTAAAACTGCTAGATCTATGGGATTCAATATTGATGGTATTACTAATGTAGTAGCAGAAGCAGGATCTAAAGCAGCCGGTTCAATGGATATAAATTTTGATCAATTAAAACAAAATAATAGAGATCTACTTAATTCAGCTACTCCACTTCTTGATCTAGGGAAAAATATAATTTTACATGGTAAACAAATGGCTTTACCTAAAATATGGACAGAATCTGTTTTTAATCCATCTCTAAATGTAAGAATTAAATTAGTTAGTCCATATGGAACACCAGAATCTATAAAAAAACATGTTTTAGAGCCATTATTATATATATTATTATTAGCTGCCCCTACATCTGATGATGGTATGACTTATGGTGAAGCAGGATATGTTCATGTTCATGCATATGGACAGGCTCATATGAATTTAGCATTTATTTCAGCAATGAATGTTTCGAGATCTGGTCCAGAAATAACATATAATAAATATCAACAACCATTATCGGTTGATGTTCAATTAACTATTACTCAAGCTCTAGATGGATTTGCATCATTAAAAAATCCAGTATTAGATAGACAAATATTAAAAGTTGAGGAAATGTTAAATGATGATCCGCATGAAGTGAATGATGTGACTGGAGAATTTGCAATAACAACAACTAATGATATTATTAAATCATTTAAAAAATTACCAGGTACAGATGTTCCATATTTACCACCTTTTTTTCAACAAGTTTTACCACCAGGCCTAGATTCTGCAATGGTGACTGATGCAATAGATACTCTTAATACAGGTCTATCTGATGCTTTTGGTACTATCGGTGATACTTTAAATGCTGGATTATCTGGAGCAACATCTATTTTCTCATGAAAACGTATTTTACATATCATTTTTTAAATTATATATTAAATAATTATAAAATATATCAAGATTCTAATTTTATTCGAAAAAATTTTACTAATTTATTAAATCAATTAAATGATAACTCATTATCTTTTTTATTAGATAAAGAGTTCATAACTATTAATCAATTTCCATTTTACGATTTTCATTTTTTACGAGATAAACGAATAATTACAAATGAAAGTGTTTCTATTGCTTATGGTGTAAATGAATTTAGTATTCGTGAAACGGCATATGAACCGAAAAATTTAATTCCAAAAATCAATAATGATTATACATATATACTTAATAATTTAAAATATATTTATAAGTATATAAATCCATCATTTTATAAAATAAAATTACTTCAATTATTCGAATTAAATTATACAACACCTGTTCTTAATAATTTATATTTTAAATATTTATCGCGCGCATATTATACAATAGATACAGACATATCCAAAAGTATACAGAAATCTGCCGTTACATTAATTATTTTTGAAAAATTATTAGATAGATTATTTAGAAACTTTTTTATTGATTTAGAATCTACTATTTCACAAAAAATAGATTTTATAAATAAACAAAACAATCTAGATTTAAATTTAACAAAGCTTAGTTTAATTAATAATATTAATTTAATTGAAGACACAAATTTTTCAAATCGTTTAACTTCATTATTGATTAAAACTATATTTGCAACCAGAGATTTAACTCAAGAATCAGAATATTATAGAATAGTATTAGATATCTTTAATCCACAGCATATAACATCTGAACAATTACAGACTTTATATACAAGTGCCGTTATACCAAATTTAGATAATAAAAATTTATTAGAGGATGGGTTGCCTTCATTTATAGATAATAATTTAAATGTTGAAATAATAGATAAAAATAATGTTTTATCTATTAAAAAAATATATGAAATACGACAGATATTTATTAGTGAAGGACATACTACTCGAATAGAGAATTTATTTAAGCAATTTTTAACAACTTTAATAGATGAAAAATATTATAGATTTATAATTTATAATTTTAGAGAACATCTTCATAATTATTTAACTGCACATTTTTCCTCTGCTGATTATAATTTAATCCCATCTACATATTTAGAACCAATTGATGAATTTATTATTTATTCTTTTATTCGTACTAGATTAACAAATTTAAATCCACACATATTTAATCAATTAGAATATATATGTACGCAATTTAATACAGATGCCATACATTTTTTCAATTCTCATTTTTATATTTATAGTGAGTTTTTAAAAGAATTTAAAGATATCTTACAATTACCAGATAATTTAAATGATAGTGAAGTAGCAACTGCTAGTTTATTAAACGAGAATATTGAATATATTATTCTAAATTTAACATTAGATAATGAAATATCTCCATATAGTAATGGAAAGTCTAATCGAACAAAATTTTTTGAATTATTACGCGGTATTTCTGATGAATTAAGAATATCAGATGAAAGTAAAGATATTAAAGAATTAATAAATAATAAATTATTAGTTGAACATACTTGTTATTTACAGTTTACTGATTGGATAGATAAATTTATTAATTCAGAATTATTTACAAATTATCTATTATTTGATTTTATTCCAGATTTAATTAATATATCAAAAGAAAATAATATTTCAGCAGAGCATCAATTAATAGGAAAAATTGATATTATTAGAAAGTATATAAAAGCTTCGCTCATTGAAGGTTTTATGGATGGTGATCTATTTAAAGAAGAAATAAATAATATAAAAAATATTGTATTATATAGTTTTGGTCATGATTTTGGAGATACTTTTTCTGGTTTACTAAAAAATGAAAATTTTGAAAATTTTGTTATAACAGAAAACCATGAAAAATATATAGATAAAACTTTGGATTCATTTAAATCGTTTTCACCATTAGATATAGATATATATAGAGAAAATATCTATGATTTTTATATATCATCGTTATTTTCAAATATACTTTTATCTGTTTTAAATCGTTACATGATCTGAACCAGGAATATATAAATATAATTTTATCAGATAGCTAATTTTAAACGATAATTAAGGGCTATTTAATAGTGACACCAGAAACCTTCTTATTTAATCCAGTCTCATCGCAAAATTTACAAATTTTAGATGACAACGTAGGGATATACGATACATTTTTAAGTAAATTTTTAGATACGGATTTTTTTACAAAATTAATAAATGTAAGTTTATATCAAGCAGATTTTTCGGTACCTTTTACTACTCTAAAAGAATCAGATATCATTAAATTCATACGAGAATTTCTAATTGATATTGGTAATGAACTCAAGGTATCTACTAAATTACCTTCTAATATAAATATAAAAACTTATCACTCATTTATTCAATTAGTAAAACAAATCCTACAAGCTAAAGAGGAAGTCACGTCACGATTAGTTAATTACGATAATGTCGAAAAACATTTTCAAAATTTAGATCCTTCGACAGTAACATTAATTAATCAAGTAAAAAATGAAAGAATTACTGATTTAACACAATTTAGAGACCAATTAGAAGAAGTTTTAACAATAGTTGAATCATATAATCAATTAAAACTTATTAAAAGATCAGTTCTCAATCTAGATCAGGTTAAAATTGATAGTTATAAAACAGATGTTCCAGTTTTAAATTTAATAAAAAATTATAAGGATGCAGTTTTAGAAGCTTATAATGGTCTATCTAATCTAAAAGTTTTAGATAAACATGAGCAAGCGACAGATTATCTTATATTTAATAATAAGCAAAGTGTAGAGACAGTTATAGATCATATTAAAACATTTTTCTCTACAAAGTATTCAATATTTAAAACTGGATATGAACTTCTTGATACACAATTGAGTGGTATTGAATCTTCTACAGTTACGATCATAACAGGTCCTAGTAATCATGCAAAGAGCTTGTTCATGTTGAACCTTATCCGTAATATGATCATTGGAAACAAAGATCAATTGACGGAAAAAGATATGTTCCTAGTGATAACTTTAGAAGACGATATCAATAAACTACTTAGACGTATATTATCAGTTTTTGGTAATAACGATGCTAAAATAATTAAAAGATTATTTGTTAAAGCTTCAGAAATTTTTAAAGAAAAAACAGAAAGTAATATTAATGAATTAGAAAATATTCTTTCTGAGGTTATAACTCAATCTATTATTTCCGTTACAAATCAAACTTGTTCTTTAGTCATAAAACATTGTAATGAAAACACATTTTCTGTAGATGATCTCCGAAAACTTGTAGACAAACACAAGATGGAGGGTTATAACATAAAATGTATCGCAATTGATTATATTGATTGCATGGTTTCAAATTCTCTTAAGCATAGTAATTATAATGATTATGATGCTCAAGGACAAATTGTACAAGATTTACGATTAACATCCAGAGTTTATACAGTTCCCGTTATAACGATAACACAAAATAGTAAGTTAGCTGAAAACTTTATGCAACCAATGAATAATAGCCTCATTGGTGATAGCTATAAGAAGGTAAGGTTCAGTGATACGATTATTATGATACGACAACGGGAAGATTTGGATTTAATTTCGGATATAGTTAAAAAAGATGTAATAAAAGCAGAAAACACATCAGTAATATCTGCATCTATATCAGATGTGTATTACAAAGATATTATTGCTTTTGAAGTTGCAATTACAAAAGCAAAAGAAGGATCAAGATCTCCGTCAAAATTTCATCTCTTTAGTAGAACAAATTTACGAATATATGATGAATTTGATAAGCTAAAAAATGATTTAACGGATATAGAAAATAATTCAATTAATTTATTACAAAAGATTGAAATTGCAGGATTTGGTAATGATATTTCAGCTTCTCTATTTGAAGATAATTTTATAGATGAAATATCTTTAGTTTAATTTTTTCAACATAGGTGTTTTATGTCTAGTATTACAGTTCAGGAATTTGTTGCTGAAGCAGTAAAAGAAGGTATTGCATTAGCTCCGATGGTTTATATGGAAGGTTTGGAGCAGAGTCTCCGAAGTGATGTTATTTTGACAGAAGCAGGTTCTGCTCAGAATTATTTACAGATGATGATTAATGAAGCTATTGAAAATGCTGAAACTGAAACTGAAGTAGAAGCATAATAAATCTAAAAATATTTAAATAAAAAGGTGACTGATATAATTAGTCACCTTTTTTATTTTTTTGGAGTTTTTTGTGTCTGAATATAATACTGATCTTGAACCGCTATTTACGATAATAAATATTCAATATGAATTTAAAATAATTCCATTTATTAATAAACAACTCTCACAATATTCAGATCAAATATTAGTTAATCCTTCTGCAAAAAAAGAATTAGAAATATTTCTTAAAGCAATTGTAGAAGAAATAGTTAAAAAATTATTAAGTTCAACTTATATAAAAAAGATATATTCGAGATATCTTTCTGAAGAAGGTTTAAACTTATTGATATTCTTTTTAGTTTTTGAAAAAGCAACAGAATATTTAAAAGAGAAAAATATTAAATGAGTATATTTTCGAAAATCTTTGGAAAATCAGATAGCTCATCTTTAATTGATAAATTAGATGGATTAATTGATCAATTACCTATTACTTCATATACATCTACTGATTCATATGATAATTTAGCATCAAGATCAATTAAAGAAGTTATTAAATATTCTGATGATCCTAAAGAAAATGAGAAAAATCAATCAGAAATTGAACAAATTTTTAATGGGATTACAGTTCCTAAGGAACGAATCAATCGCTATTCTGTTTATGATGAATTATATAAAACTGTTTCTTTAATAAAACGTATATTTAGTGTATATACTGCTAATGTTTTTCAAAAAGATACAGTAACTAATAAAATATTATATATTCGAGATCGAACTAATTTAAAAGATGATACTGAAATAGAAGTTAATCGAAAAATAGCTAATTTAATAATTGACTATTATGGTTTAGATGAAAAGCTAAAACATTTTATAGGTCATAATGTATTTAAATATGGTGATTCTTTTATTGAAATTTTGGATTTAGATCAAATCACTATAAAATTTCCTGTTGTTAATAATAAATTAAAAAATGCTGCGAAATATAGTGCAAAAGAAAAAGCACAATTAGTTACAGAAGCTAGAGAATTAATAAATAATGGAAAAAATCTATCAGAAGATAGGTTACTTGATTCACTATATGATAATTTAAAATCTAAAAATAAATATAGACAAACAAATTTAGATTCGCATATAAATGAATTTAGTCAATTATTTATAGAATTTAGTGATAATATAGAAAATTATTCAGATCTTGAATTTAATCAAAGTATTTTAGAAAGCGAAGATTTTTTAAACCTTAAGAATGAAAAACCTGAACTATTAGATGAAAATAAATTAAAAAGAATAGCTATAAGATTACATAAACCTCATAAAATAATTCCTTTAATAACACCTTATGGTAATATTTTAGGATTTATTGAAATGTCAGTTATTGAAAAGTCTATGTCTACTAATAATATTAGTAGATTTTTAGAAATTGCTGATAAAATTTCGTCAATAGTTGGGGAAGGAACTAAAGAATCGACCGATAGTTTAATTAATAAATTTGTCGATCATACTGTTAAAAAAGTTTTAGAAAAATATAAGATTACTAAATTAGACAATCAATCATTTTCAGATTATGAGCAGTCAATTCGTAATACTTTAGATGATGATTTGTTTTATTCTTTAAAACAAGTTTATCTTAGTATTAATAAAGATAGCTTATATAGAAATAAAGCTAAAATACGTTTTATTGAACCTAAAAATATTTTTTGGTTTAAAAGTCCTTCCAGCGAGTACTATCCATACGGCCAAAGTTTAATTGATCCACTAGTTATTCCTGGTAAATTACTGACATTTACTCAATTAGCAAATGCAGTAATGAAATTATCTAGAGCTAGTTTAATACGTAAATGGACTGTTGAATTAGGATCTAGAGAAGATAGTTCCGCATTACTTCAGAAATTAAAACGATCTTTTAAAAATCAACGTGTAACTGCTAGTGATTTAGGGTCGACCAAAGATATTGCCCAAATACTTAGTGATTTTAAAGACCTCGTCGTATTTACAAAGAGAGGCCAAACGTTCGTAGATGTAGATCTTAAAGAAATGGGAAATCCTCAAATTAAAATTCAGGATTTAGAGGATCAACGTCGAGAATTAATGGCTCTTAGTGGAGTACCACCTACTTATCTTGGTTATCCAGATGCAGTAGATATGAGAGAGCAATTAATTCATGCTAATATATCTTTAGCTACTGAAGTATCTAATATACAACATAATTTTAATGAAAATATAAATGGCGTTATTGATAGGATATGCGAAATATTTGATTTAGAAAAACCCTCTAAAACTATTGAAATTACTTTATTTCCTCCTACAGTACTCCAACTTCAAATGTTAGAGCTATCAATAACTTCCGTTACAAATTTAATAAATATACTTTCAGAAATGAAATCGGTACATATTAACCCGATTACATTACTTAAAAAATACATTCCATTTATTGAATGGGATGAGATTGTTAAAGAAAGTGATATGTTAAATCAAAAAGAAAAGACAAAACTTGCAAACCAAACATTGGCTTCCATGGGAGGAGTACCTCCTGGTCCAGGTGGGTTATAAAAAATTATGTACACAGTTTATTTTAGAGATGTAATTTTTGAGCAAACAGACCCAGTTACTGGATACGAAGTGGATCCGAAAACTAATTTATTAGTAGATCCAGATACAAAATTATTATTCAATTCCCAGACTGGCGCATATTTTGATCCAAAAACTTTACAATTAATAGATCCTGCAACTGGTAAATTTATAGATCCAGAAACAGGAGAAACTGCAGAGCCAGTAAAAACACAAGATCAAGAACAGACTCCTCCAGTTGAAGATTTGAATCAACCCCCACCAGTTACTGTTGATCCAAGTCAGTTACAAAGTGATCCACAAACTGGACTATTATTAGATCCTAATACTAATACATATTACGATCCTCAGACATTACAACCTGTAGATCCGAATCAAGTATTGGCAGACCAGCAACAACAAACTAATCTTGAAATTATAAAAAATGTTGAGAAATACATTATTTATAATAAATTACTTAATTTGAAAAATATTCTAGACAATACTACATATAACAGTAAAAATCGAAAAGAATCTAACGATATAATTTATTATTTGACAATTCTTTTATCTTTTTATGATACATTTGATTATAATCAAGTCGTTCAAATTAGTAATTATTTAATTTCAAGGATTAATAGCCTTTTACAACCAGAAGAGACGCAATCAACTGATATATGATAAATAATATTCATCTTATTATGGAAGATTGCACCGTGGCTAGAAATAGTCAAATGCATATTATCCATGAAGAAAAAATAAATTATAAAGATTCTCCCATTAATAAAGTAATTTTTAGAACTCGATTACAAACTGCAGAGGAAGTAAACGGTAATAATCGTTTTTATCCTAAAAATGTTTGTATGGAAATTGTAAATTCTCTTCGAGAGAAAGCAAAAGGGAGATCATTATTTCAAGAAATCGATTAATTTTTAGGTCGATGTAAAATTTTGTGAATTCGGTGAAACTCTTTTAAATAGAAGACAATACCGAGCCAAGCTTCTATTATTCAAAATAATAGTTGAAGGTGTAACGACTAATTGTACACTCAAGTGAGTGGAAGCGCAAAATAATTAATTATTATACCATTTTATATGGTATATTGATTAATTAAAGAGATAGTCTACTCTATATAGTAATATATAGCTGGATATAATTCCGAATAAAGCGTAACGAACTTTATTGAATATAAGGCATCCTCTGACTGTATCCGCACCTCAAGATGATAGTTTTAAGAAAAGAGCTGCTGTTGTTGAAATAAAAAATTGCGGTAGTTTGATTCGAAATATCTATATGGAAGGTAAAGATATTGTTGGGGAAATAGAAACTTTAAGTGGCTTGGTTATTTAAGGTCACTCTAAATTTTGTGAATTCGGTGGACGTCCCTATTATGGCTCCTAGTAGAGGATAATGCCGAGCTTTTTCCAAAATCTTTTTGATTTTAAAAAGTGTAACGACTAGAGAGAAATCTCGTAGACTGCAAGCTATCGGCAGTTGAAGCGCAAAATAACTTATTTTTTTGAATAAGTTAAAGAGATAGTCTGATCTGCATAGTTGATATGCAGCTGGGAATATATATTAACCTCATTTGCCTTCCTCCCAGATGAGATATATTTTTCCGAATAAGAAGTAGCGATTCTTATTGAACATATATGTTAAAGGGCCAGACTTAGCAAATTTAATTAAGGAAGATAAAGCGAATATCGGGTTTTCTTGGCGCGGCTTCGCAAATATAAAACCGAAGACAAATAATGGAATTATGGAGGTTGCTACTCCACTGCGTGCAATTACCTACGATATAGTAAGTAATCCGTCACATGGTAGCGCTAGAATTTTAAGTTTCTTAAACGAAAGTCAATCAATTGAGAATATAAGAGATCTTTTAGTATCAGAATCTAATGATGAGATATTATTAGAATCGATGGATTCTATTATATTTGAAAGCGAAAACTATCATCTTCCAGATAGTTCAAAAGAAGAATGCTCTAAATATGTAAAGACTTTATTATTAGAACATTTTAATTCTTTAAAACTCTTCTCATTAAAAATCTAACTAGAGGTATTATAAATGTACAGTGATGTCATTTTTGAAAATTACGAACTCTTTTTAAAAGAGCACAAAGATGATATTTCGACACCTATGGGTGCAATCGAAATGCTATCTTCTGATGGCGCATTTAGAGCATATGTCGCAGCTATTACTGAAGGATTAACTCCTACAGCTAAGAGTGTTGTATCTGCTGTTTGTGAGCGTGAGCGTGAAATGCTCTTAGAGGAATCTGCTAATATCGGACCCTCTGCTTCTGCTATTGGTTATGCTGTAACGTACTTTCCAATTCTTGCAGATATTTATTCTGATCCAATTATTTCAGAAATTGCTACAATTTATCCAGTAAATAAGTCAATTATTACTATTCCTCGTATTAAGATCCAGGGATCAGTAACTAACGTTGACGGTTCTGTTTCTAAATTCCGTATGCCACGGAGTAATATTTTAGAAAGACAGAGTGCAATTACATTAGCATTGCTTCCTAATGCTTCTAACAATTTGTTTAGATTAGCAAATATAGATAATTCAGAAACAATGCGTGTAAATAAGAGATATCTGATTGTAACAGATATTTCTATTGCAGATAATGATACACCTGCAAATAGCCATACAGTTGCATTGTCATTACGTCCAGATGCTCGTGGTCAGATTACTAAAGACTTTACTTTTACAGATGCAAATAATGCGGATGCAGTTGTAAGTGGTCGTATTGTTGGTAATGTTGACTTTGATCGTGGTGTAGTTCAATATGGATGTACTTTTACATCAACTTCTCCAGCTACTTATAGTGCAGTATCAGTAAATTGCTCCACTATTTTTAGTGCGATTACTAGTGATGTTGGTCGTGTAAAAGTTAAATTAGAAGTTGATGGTTGGGACGCATCAGTTGATGTTCGTGATGACTTTGAGTTAGAATTAACTACAGAGACATTGCAGGACTACAATGATATTTGGAATTTAGATTTAGTACGTACTCTTTCCGAAGCAATTCGGTTACAGATGCTTCTTAATAAGGATTATGACTTAGCTTATTTCTTAAAGTCATATGAAGCAGAAATGGCTGCAAATGGTGCATCATTGAATCTGAATTTAGATGCTTATAAGATGGACGCTAATAAGTATCAACCAAATAATTCATTGGATGTTTTCAAATCGATTATTCCAATGATTTCGTCAATTCGTCGTAAAGTTCGTCAGAACTATCGTGCGGATCCACAGTATATCTTGGCTGGGTTGAAGACTGCTTCTATTCTGGAATCTCTCCAGGAATATGTGGTTAGTTTCTCTGAGACTCGTCGTGGTGAAGCTGGCTTCTCTGGTGATACCAATATTGGTTTCTCAAAGATGAAGATCCTGCATTCAGATGTATTGGATGAATCTAAGGTATATATTGTTTATAAACCAACTGGTGACGATTTATCTCGTTGCGCATTAATTGATTTGGTTTATAAGCCACTGTATATGATCGAAGAGATCACTAATAGTGTCAAGCGTACTTTCGTACGTTCGCGTTCAGCTCTTGAAGTTGTTCGTCCAGAAGCATTAGGTGTTATTACTGTTTCTGGTTACACTGATATCTTAGGTTAATACTTAATTATTACAGAGGGGAAAAGAGAAGTTTTTTCTCCTTCCATTTTTATTTATTAAATTTGGATACCCTCTTTTATACATATGCACTCAATATTAAACGATATTAATAACTTAATAGAAGAAACCGAGCAATATTATTTAGATGAAGGAATGCTAGATAATATTAAAAGTGCATTTAATAAAAAACTTAAAATGGATATTCCTATTAACCCTAGTCGGAGGATCTTTTTAAAGGGGGCGGGGGCGATAGCGAGTGCACCAATTATAAAGAAAACAGATAGAGTTATAACAGGCATCAATAAAGGATTAAATACATCTATTCAAAAACATGCATTATATACTCCTGCAGTTTCTAATACTTTAGCTAAATATGTTCCTAATAATGAAAGAGTAACGAAATTTAATAAAATTGTAAAGAAAGTATCTGAAACTGGTCCAAATATATCAAGACGACAAGCATTACCTGCTATTTTATATGGAATTAGAAGAGGTATAATTAGTAATCCAGCAACTGATTTTAAAACTGGATTGACTGTGATTAAACATGGAGCATCACTTTTTTAATTTTTAGGAGCCATAATGATTTCGAATTCTGCAGATGTTTTTTCAAAACTCGAGCGGTTAAAACAAATTCGTAAACGACAAGCATTTTGTCCAGTTGCAAAACATCGAGTTTTAGCTTCCCCACTGACTGTTGCAGATGATTTATCGTTGAAAACGATGATTTCATCTCCTGATATTTATGATCGCGAACTTTCGATTTTAATTTTTGAACATTGTGAGTTTCCAGATTTAGCAACTAGACCAGAATATACTGATTTTATCGAAGCTATGTCGCATTTTGATAAAAAAGTATTATTATGGGCTATTTTTGACGCTACTTATAAAACATTAGGTGAACAAGAAATTGTTTGTCCTAAATGTTCAGAAAAATTCAAGGATACTATTTTAGCTAAAGAATTAGTTGTTGAGGATACAATTAAAAATCTTTGGAAAAAACCAGTTCCATTTCAAAAAGATTATGTCGAATATACTTATAATATTGGTGATGAAGAAATAGGAATTGATAAATTTGTTTTCCATTTATCTATCCCTACTATTAAAAAACATTTAGATATTTTAAGGATGATTGATGCTGCCACTGTAAAGGACAATATGAATAATTTTGGCACATTAATGTCTAAAACAGAAGAACTTTCATTGATCACCACGTCAATTTCTGTTTATTTTTATGCTGATAAAGTTAATGAACAGGAAATAGAAAAAGATGAAGCTGTGTCAATGGAAATAGCAGAATTGAAAACTGCTAGAGAAGTTCATAAATTAATCGGAACTTATATTCCACTTGATAATGTGAGGGATATTGTAGAAGTATTCAATAATGAATATGGATCATTAGATCCTGATTTTAAAAAAATAATGGTATGTCCTTCATGCGATCACAATTTTGAATTTAAGGTGGATATGGAGGTCGCCTTATTTAAATCATTTCTTGGGGTCGGAAGTACTTGATGATTATGCATCAGGTGATAGAGCATATTCTAATTTTGTAGAAAACGTATTATATTATCAAAGAATATTTGAATATTCTGCAGATATACAATCAATATTAGAAATGCCATATTGTCTTTTTCAAGATTTAATATTACATCAAATAAAATTAAAAAAGAAAGAAAATCAAGAATTAGAACGGCAAAGAAAAGCTATGGCTAGACCACAAAAGAAAAAATGATAATAAAATTATCTAATTTAGATTCTGAAATATATAAACAAATACCATTATCTATTAGATTAAATAAAGATGAGGTAATTTTAGAAGATTTACCTTTAGAAGTTCAATATATAATTCATAAAGATATTTTCGAATCTGAACAAAATATTTACACTCCTTCTAATATTTTTGATGCTAAATGTGAGATAAGTCCTTATAATGATTTTACAGTATTAGAAACAAAAAGATCAACTATTATAGAATATATTAAAAATTATTTATCTGTAGAAAGAGGAACTTATCCATTTGATCCAGAATTTGGAAATACATTAAAAACACATTTGCAGACAAAAGATACGTATCTTCGAAAAAAATTAGTTGGTGCAGAATTATATAACATGACTGAAGTTATAAATAATTCTTTCAGATCAGATATTACAATTGAAAAGTCAACAGTTGTAACATATAATACTAATGTGAATGTTGAATATGGGTTAGAGTTAAGAATAAAAATTGAAAATGAGATTACAATTTTCAATTTAACTTAAAGATGCCCAGACATTTTTATATCTGGGCATCTTTATTAGTTCAGTATTTTTAGCAAATACTGAAAGGGGCAGCTATTTTATATTGGTTACTGCCATGATTGTTGAAAATATAGAAAACATCTCCACTTTTGAAATCAATATTTTCTAGCATCGGACCTATTTTATCACTAACGAGATAAAGATCCATTTTAGTCATTATTGACGATACATTTAATTCTGGCCAGAATTTGATAATTCTGGAAATAGCACCAAGATCTATTTTATTACATAGATCTGCTAAAATACTGAATTTTTCTGAACAAACACTATCTTTTTTGTTCTCTACATAAATATAGAGAAGTTTAAATTTTTTGTTGATTATACTAAACAAAAATCCTTTTTTAAAGTTTAGATATAATCTCTCCTCATATGAAATTACTGTCGGTTTAATACCATCGATTTGTAAAGTTTCATATTTAACAGGATTTCTTTGAAATTGATAAAAGCTATTATTTGGATTATCTTCTATTTCATATTGAACGATATTATGTAAATTATCAATAATGGATGGATTTATATCCATTATGTTAAATTTTTCAGAAATTAAATCTACCAAGATCTGATTAGGAACACTTGAAAACCTAATTAAATCTGGTATTACTTGCTGAATTCCATTTACATACCCCATAATCTTATCGTTATTACGTAAAATAATGGTTGGACCTAATTTTCCATCCGTAATATTAATGTCACATGTTATTTTATTATTATTTATTATAACGAAATTTGATGTGACCACTTGATTTTCATTGTCTTCATTCTTATTATATATAACCCTATTTATAGCTTTTTCAATAGTGGTAGTAGACATTTAAGTAAGACTCCAGAAATATATAAATAATATTTAAATAATATAATAACGATCCTAATTTGAATCGTATTCTATATATATCTATATCAAATGTTAGAAAATATTTTACAAGAACAAATTTTAACTCATGATTATTATAATGAATATTTAAATACCATTAAAAGATATGAAAATATTACTAGAACTGCGGTTTTTATTCGATATTTAAATATAAATAAAAACATATCTATTTTTAATGACGATACATTAGGCACAGATACTAAATTTGAAAGTGGTATATATTTTGATAGTTATGATTATACTCCAGTTATACAATTTGATCAGAATGTAAATTCTCCTGCTGAGAGAAATGATTTATCTGGATTTAAGTATGATGGATTAACATCTATTACTATATATACTATAGTTGAACCAAATATTGGTGATTTAGTATTATTTCCATATCCACCATATCAAGCAGAAACTATTTTTAGAATCAATAATATTTCTACTTCTTTAGAAGTTCGCAATAATAGTATATATACTTATAAATTAGGACTTGAATATGCGCCGTTAAAAACTATTGGTAATATAAAAATTGCTAATAAATATGCGTATTTAATATCTAAAGAAAAAAATGTATTGGTAGATGAATATATTCAAATAGTAAATAAAGTAAAAAATATAACGGAATATTTAAAAAATCTTCAGGCTTTTTTTAATGATAAATATGAATTATATTATTATATAATTGGAAACTATATAATAGCACCAATTAACATTAATGAAAAAATATATAACTATTTATGTCATGAAATAAATCTTGATAGATATTATGATAGATTTAAAAAACCATTTGGTATATTTAATAAAACTTCTATATCCTCTTTAGGTATTGATATTACAACTGGAAATTTCATAAAAGTCGCCGATTCAGGTTTACCATATATAGATTCAAATGGTAAATTAGTATTATTTTATGATTCTCAAAATTACGATATTCTTAATTATTCAAATAGTGTAACTCCTTTGGAAATTTCTTTATTACAATTTGAATCTTTAATATAAAGGTATATTTTTATGAAATTAGACGAATTAAAGGAGTATTTTGAAACTTACATAGTTAGATATGGTCCATATGAAAATAATTTACTGTATTCTAAATTAATTTCATTTTTATTAGATTATTATCTAACACATTCATACGAACAAATACCTTCGATATTTAAAAAATTATATGAAGATCAGGAAATTCCAACTGAACTATATGATATTTTATTAACTTCAAATGGATTTCCAAAAGATTTAATTAATAAATTATCATTCATGGATAAGTATATTTTATTATATTCCTTTATGGATTATAATAGATATAAAGGATCTATTGAATCAATGAAAAAAGTTTGTAATTCTTTTTCTGATAATTTTAATTTATATGAATTATTTATTGATTATAAAGAAGATATTGGGTGGGTTTTTATACCATATCCAATATATATAAATGATCAGATTTTAGCCTATACAATTGATGATTATTTTCCATTTGATAATGTAGTCAGGTCTGCAAAGCATTTTTTTATTTCTACAGAATATTTAGATGAATTAAAAGAACAAGGGGATATTATTTTCCCTATTAAAAGTAATTTATTAATAACCGATTATAAAAATATAAATGAATATAATGAACTAAATAAATTAATTTTTGCAGTAATATTTAATCATTTTAAATATTACAAATTAATAATATATTTTGATCAGGGTGCATATCAAACTACATTTGAAAATTTATATAAAATATGGTACTACATATTTCTTAAAGTAAAACCAATTGAATTTGAATTTATATCAAATGAAATGGGTGTATTACCAGTTTTATATGATATGACTCAAGAATTATTTTATTATCCTAATGCAGATTACACAAATAAAAAATCTCTAACTATTGATGATATTCCAGAATTATTAGAACAATATAATTCTATAGATAGTAGAGAATCTTTATCAATGTATTATAAAACATATTTTCATGGGTTAAGAAAATATGTTCCAGATAATGCTATTCCGATCGATTTATTACTTGAAAAATACGAAAATATATTACCGGAAGATCTTTTAGGATATTTAAATACAAAATTAGACCCTTCATTAAGTAAAGATGATTTATTATATAATGCAAATAATTTATTAAATTCTTTAAAATCATCTTTAATTACATGGAGTTATTCATTTCAAGATATATCAATATCTAAATATAATAAGTTTTTAGTAAGTTTTGTCAATCAATTACCATTTATAAGAATAAATTTTAATAATACTGCATCATATCATTTATTAAATTTTTTAAAGCCATATCATGCAGAATTAGTTATTTTGGAAGATTTTTTATTATCTGTTAAAAGTAAATTAGATTCAATTTTAATAGATCATAAACGTATTTCATTTTCTGTAGATGATAGAGAAGTAACTACATCTTATATTTCTCAATATTATCAACATAATACAATTAAAGAAGAAAATGATAGTTTTCCAATAATTAATTCAAGTATAAATATCATAGATATTCCAATAAAAGAACTAAATGTAGCCGGGATTGACAAATATAATTTTATAGTAAAATCATTTTATCATTCATTGATAAATTTATCTAATCTTTATTCATTTGGGATGGATTTAGTTAATAATAGTCCAGTAGTATTACTTGATAATTTATTATTAGTCTCTGCTATTACAGAACGAGAATTAGAATTAATATTTGGCATAACTAGTAATTATTATCAAAAGCTCTTTTCGAATTTATTATGTTATATTTCCGAATATAATAATTTTAATAATATTTATTCTACTACTGTACCGGTCTCTTTAATAGATATAAATGAAAATATTAGTATTGAAAGCAAATATTATATGTATTCTACATATATTGATGATTTAAAAAATCTTATTTTGAAAAATATAAATACTGATGGATTGAATATTTCATTTACTAATAATCATACATTTCTAAATGAAAAAAAATTTGATAGTTTATTTATGCGACATAAGTTTAGAATATATTATTAATTCACATATGAAGGGAAAAAATGACCCAAATTCTAACAGTCAATGACCGATTTAATATCAAAGATGTTTTAAAACAACATCAAGATCATATATATAAACAAAAAAGAAAATCTCCATTTATTGGGATGGTTAGAATTTATGAAGATGGTGTTTTAAATACTGACCAAAGCGAAGATGGTTGGCTATTTAATATGACCATAGCTGCTGGTCGAGAATTCGCTAATCAAGCTATTTTTAAATCATTTTCAGATGTTCTTCCAAGCTCATCACTTGGTGACATATCAGAATATAAAGTAAATGCCTTTTCTGTTGGATCAAATGGCAGTACGGTCGATGTTAATGACAATATAACATTATTAGGTCCAAATGTCTGCGATTTAGAATCAACCCGACCTATTGAGTTAAATACTGCATGTTATAAAAATAGATCTGGCGTTTCTAATATTATTAAATTAATTAAAAGTTCATATTTTGGGGATGTTGGTAATTTAGGAACGATTACTCACGAATATAGTTCTGATATAGAATTTACAGATTGTGCAAGCACATATTATACAATAACCAAATGTGTCTGTAAAGTAGAATCTGGTGAACCTCTTAATTTATCACCAGGAGATGTAGTCAAAATAGATGAAGCTTTTTTATATGCTACTCATCCTGAAATGGACCATACAACTGACTCTACTATTTATAAACCAGTTCCTTTTGCACATATTTGTTTTGCCCCCAAATTTGTCGAAAAAGAATCAGTTTTTATTATTGAATGGTTTATAATTTTTTAAATTTTTGAGGTTAAAATATGGCAATTTTACCTGCCGTTTATGTTACAATAGAAGATCAAAGTTTTGCATTACCGACTATTGAAGCTGGGCGAGTTGCTTTTACTGTGTTATTAACCGATCGTGGAATCCATAATCGGGTTGTTCAACTTAATAGCCCACAGGAATTAGTAGTTAAATACGGTCGTCCTGATTTAACTCGTACAGCACAAAGTCATTACTTAGCAGAAAAATTTTTACAATATTCTTCAAGATTATATATTGTTAGACCTGTTCTTTTAGATGACCCAATTGAAGCTGATAATGCGTCAATATCCAATATCTATATTAAATATAATAAGATAATTGGTAGTTCTCAATTATTCAGTAACCAAGCTTTTAAATTTTTATTTAATGCTGGTGCAGATGCAGATAAAGTAATTGTAAATGCAATTACTTATGAGATGATGGAAGTTGGAGATTTAATCTATAGAACAGATGATAGTTCAGAAAATTCTGTTCAAATTATTGATAAATATGTAGATTCCGCTGGAAAATATATAATACATCTTGAGAATGCATATGATGGGACTATTAATGTTAATGGAACAAGCATTTATAATAACTATCAAACATATAGATTAACTTTTGTTAAAGATAGCGCAGATGTTGTTTGTTCTAATTCAAAAGTCTATGACTATTTTGATATTGGTGATAAAGTAGGCACATCATATGAGAATGCTGAAATTGTCACAAATAAGATAAGAACTTCAACACCAGCCGGATATACTTATAAATTAGTATTAGATACTGCTTTTACAGGTGATTCTGCTCCGTTAACTTATGATTTTGTTAAAGTAATTTTCTGGGAAAAGGAAATTTATAAATATTATCCTGGTCCCGCAGAATTAACTGGTACTGCTTTTAAATTTGTAATGGGAAGTAATCTAGTTGAAGCAGTAAATTCTACATCTTTTAGTGCAGTACATTTAAAAGATTGGATATATCCAAGTGGCGATAGTGCCAATGTAGATTCCAGTTTTATGCGTCAAGTAATAGCTAAATACGTAGAAGATGATATTTATTATATAAATTTAGATTCTGAATATTTAGGATTTACTACTGACGATACAACATATCCGAATGGACAGCCAGTAAGAATATATCGACCATTTGAAGTCCTTTCTGGTGTTAATATTAGATACCCAAGTCAAATTATGACTACAGATTCGGATAATCTGTGGACATTCTATGCTAAGGGTGCTGGTAGCTATTACAATAATATCTTTTTAGTAGGCGTTAGAAATATTGCTTACGAAAGTTTATATACAGATGAGACTGGATTACCTCTTTATAGATATGCATTTATGGATTTGTATATTTATGAAAGAGATGAAACTACAGGTAATAATAAATTAATCGAAGGGCCATGGACAGTTTCTCTTATTCGTACAACTCAAAGTGGTCAGGTTGTACGGGATATTAATACTGGTTATGAACTTTATATTGAAAATATTATCAATGTAAATAGTCAATATATCGAGTGTCGTAGTGCACTTGGAGTTGATGAATTAGTTTATCATGAAGATTCTGAAGTTTTACGACTTCAGGTACTTTCAATGTTTTCAATAGAACAAGTATATAAAGAAAATACCCTTGGTGAGAATGGGTTACTTTTGGGTAAAGGTGAAGATGGGTGCCTATATGATGCATATGGAAGAATTCAAACCCAAAATCCTAAAATTGAAGCTTCTGTAGCCAGAGTATTCGGTGTAATCGCTGCAAGTGAAGATCAATCTATTGAAAATTTACCAAATGTTTTATATCCTTGGTATCAATTAGATTATATTTTCTCTGGTGGTTTTTCTGCTGCAGTTCAAGCATCTGCTAGAGAATTAGCAGATAGAAGAAATGATTGTATGTTACTTGCTGATACTGGTTATCAAGTTAGTGCAGATAATGATTTAGCAGCACGTCGTACTTCGTATACATGGAATACATGGAATGCGATGTTATATGTTGGCTATAGACAGATTTTTGATATTAATACAGGTAAATATATTTGGATAACTCCAGTTTTCCATGCAGTAGAAAGACATTTATACTGTGACGCTAAATATTGGATTTCAGAACCTGTAGCTGGTATTGAAAAAGGTGCTATTTCCGAACCGATTAAATTAGCATATAATGCTCATTTATCGAAATTAGAAGATATGCTATCTGTTGAATTAAATCCTACTATTATTGAGCCAGATGGCGTTTATATATTGACACAGTTTACTACATGGAAACGTTTATCGATTATGAAACGTGCCCATGCAGTTAAATTTATTCATTATATCCGTAAGCAGATTCCTCCATTATTGAAGGATATCTTACAGCGTAAAATGACTCCTTATTGGATTAATTTAGCATTCCAAAGATTAAATGGATTCTTACAGCCATTTGTTAGTGTTACAAATGGATCAGAAAGATATGCATCAATATCGAAATATGATATTAAAGTTATTCCAGATGAAGCAAGAAATGAATTGAGAGTTCTTTTGACTATTAAGCCATTAAGAGTGATCGAAGCAATTCATGTTAATATCATAGTTGTATAATAAAAGAGGTATATAGATCATGGCTTCATCTTATAGTTTGATGACAAGAATCGATGATTCTACTTCTGAATTCGCAGATGGTAAAGATCGTCCAAGGGATTGGAATAGATTTATGGGAGGCAGAAGAAGAACTAATCATCCATATATTAGTGGATATTGGTATTTCTTTTTAGAACCACCCAAGTATATCTTTAAAGCAGATTCAGTTTTAGCTACCAATTGGTGGTTTACAACTGCAGAAGGATTTACACCTCATTCTTCTACATTATTAAAAGTTGATGTTCCAGGAATGGGTGGACAGGCAAGTTCCTATGCCGCAGGTAGAGAAATTAATAGAACATTTTCTGTTACTTTTAGAGAGTATCAGAATCTTCCAATTTTAAATTTCTTTAGTATGTGGTCTGCAGCTATTAATGATCCACATTTAGGCCTTAGTATGATGTCTGGATATGAATATATTCCGGCTAATTATAAAGGATGTGCATATGTGGCATTATGTAAGCCATCTCATAAAGATCATACCGGTAGTTCTCCATTAAAAGAAGAAGATATAGAAGTTTTATGGTATTATGATGGTGTATTTCCAGAAAATATTCCAGCTGATACTTTTGCTTCTGATATTTCAGGAAATGATAGCGCACAATTAAGTTTAAATTTTAGTTTTGATGGCTATCCTGTTGATGGTAAGAATGAAGATATAGTTCTAGATCATTTTATTGGTAAAGTTCAATCGTCTTACATTAATAAGGCAAACAATCTTACAGATCTGTTTACACTTATTACTAAAGATGTTGAAGCTGGTAATGATGCTATGAATTATAACGGCACTCAGAATACGAGTGGCGGCGTCGGTACCGTCTAAATAAAAAAGAAATAAAAAATCCCCTCTGATTAATTTCAGAGGGGATTTTTACCGAATTAACAATATTCTAAGTTTAAGAATATTTTTCCATCTGCATGTGGAAATTCAACTACTTCTTCTAAAGTATATACTACTGAATTGCAAGTTATAGTAGATGGGAAATCAATTGTCCTATCTTTTAATTTAATTTTTTTTTCACCATCTTTCCAACCGGTTAAAGTAAATCCACCAATTTCAAATGGTTTAAAATCTTTAATATCCATCGATTCATTTAAACCTTCTTCATCTTTTTGGATAGGATAGTTTACTTCCATTTTTATTCTTTATGGATAGTGGCATGAATTTTTAACATCCAAGAATTGCCGTTAATCATAAAACGACAACATTCTAAAAATGCTTTAACTTGCCATCCAACTAATGTAAATAATAATTGAGTTCCATTTGGTTGTTTTGTATGAATCTCAATTAACTGTTGATTTAAAATAACAAAGGCAGTCTCATTAGGAGTCCAACTATTATTCCCTAGACTTATAACTCTTTCACAATTATGAATTGTAGATGGGAAGGAAGTAGCTATATTTTCTTTATTTAAAGATTCAAAAAATGAGATTATTTCTCTACAAGTTTCTGAAAATACATTTACTGAATTTACCCTTCCCCCTGAGGGTAAGGATATAATTTTTGGATTTGATTGATCACAATTTAATAAACATAACCGTAGATTTTCAAAATCTGCATTATAACTAATTACTAAAGTATTAATTTCATTAGTACTTAATGCTTGTTTATATAATGGTTTTAGATTTTTTAACCAATATAAATCAGATATTATAAATTTTCTTTTTTCAGTTGTATTGTTTTGTGGTTGAACTACTTGTGGAGTTATTGGAGTTGGGGATGGAGAAGTATTTGGAATATTCCCACCACTATTAATGTCAAATTCAGGTAGTTGTGGGACAGTATTTTCTAAATTTTCTTCTTTGAAACTATCAATTGAATTAGGTTCGAACGGGTTTAACATAATTATTGTTCCAATTCAGTAAGATATTTATTGGTTAAATATTGAGCTAGTTTAATAGTTAATTTTCCACTAGATGTAATTGATTGTGCTAAGTGATTATTAGAATAACGAAAGGTCTTTAAACCTAACACTCCATACGCCGAGTTCATAAGTACCTTAATAGCTAGCTGACGAGTATTATAAAAATTATATTTTTCAGTCCCTCTAACAAAATTAGAGGCTAAACTTCTATATGATTTTCTTAATTGACTCATCTCATTTAAAAAATTAACAAAAATTCCCATTTTTGATTCATGTTTTAAATAACAAGCACCATTAATAGTAATTATTAAATCTTTTAATTTATCTAATAAATTTTCTACATTTAATTTTTCAATGTAAAGATCACTACTTCCAGCATTATTAATTAAATATAATGTTTTATATTTTTCTTTTATATTTGAAAATGGATCGAATATATAATCATATACAAATTCATTATATGATTCGTGTTGTATATGAATCATATCGATTAAATCAACTAATGGTATTAAATATTGTTTTAATAAAATAGTTTCTTGAATAGATGATGGTTTATATAATTTTTCTAATTTTATATTTTTCTCTGCGAGAGAATATATATGATGAGATATAATATAAAATAGTTTATTCTTTGCCTTAGTTTTGTTAGCAGCTCCTTCTCTTTCTATATATTCATCTACAATTGAATATATATTTTGAAATAGATTTGATGGTAATGGTTTTACTCCTATAAATTCTTCTAAAACAGTTAATGTTTTATATGATAAGGGAGATATTATTCTAGCTTTATATGTATCAAATCCAATATTAAATTGCCGAATCATAGAAGGATATAGACCTGAAGCATCAAGGTCCATAATTATACCAATATCTATAATTTTAGCATTGGAATCTTTTACATAAGCTCCTTCAAAGCTATATGTAGTTTCTAAATATTCAGATCTAGCTATTTTATCAGGTTTAACTTTATTATTTTTTGTAGTTGGTACTGGTATTTTAGATAGAACATCTGGTAATAATTCTTTTCCAGATTCTGTAACTAATCCATGTCTAATCTTTTTATTGGATTTTAATAATTCATATAATATAAAAGAATCATACAATGCAGATGAACCAATTAATGATTGACTAAAATTTAATTTCATATTTCTACGAATTAAATTTTGAAGTTCAATATGTCTTAATTTTTCATTTAATTTAACACATAAACACACATCTGCTATATTATATAGTAGATAGTTTATAGGATCATTTTCATAAAATTCATGAAGATCTATATTTGTATTTTTATATTCTAATTTTGTTAAACCTAATTCTTCATCAGATATAAAATCTAATGAATAACTAGGTAATTTTTTACCTAAATTCAATCCTCCGTCGCCACGAATTTTATAACAATATTGAATATCACAGATAGGGTAATCTATAATTTTCATAAATCCATTTGAATTAAATTCTATTAACCCAAATTGACTAATTATAGAATCTACTTTTGGCTTATCATCATTATAAAGTTTTAATAATCTTTTATATATATATGGATAATCGAAATTATCACTATTAAAACCTGACAAAATAACACAATTAGTGTTTCGGATATATGCCCAAGCATCTAATAATAACTGCAATTCATTATTATATATATTAATTTCAATATTATCATCGTCATTAACATATTTTTCTTTCAATAACCAAGTTTTATAATTAATAATATGATTGTTAATTACTTCTTGGATATTACAATTTGGGGTTATTCCAAATTTTTGATAATTAAAATCATATAAAAGATAGAATGATTTAAAAATTTTTAATTCAGTACTATATACGGTTAATGCATTTATTGGATGATTCGCAACATCAAATTCAAATTTAACATTTTTATCATGCCAATATACTTCAATATCTACAAATAATATATGTAATTTTTGTTCAATATCTGTATTGTCGTCTGGATTATTTATATAATGTTGTGTTGAATAATATATTGGAGTATTTAAATCACTATTATAAATGTTATAAAAATTTAATTCTTTATTTTTTAGAAATGTATCTAGTTCGGAATATTTAATTTCTTGCATTAGTGCATATGTTTATTAAAATCATCATCAGGAAGCATAGGAATTTTATCATATTTTGCAAATCTTAGATGCATATCCTCTTCATCTATTTCACGAATAGAGTTTAATAAAGTAAAATGTATCATATATATTGTATCATTTGCTATTAATGTCCCATATCCATGATCACTCATTTTAGAACAAAATTCAACACAATCATCATCTGATAGTTTTTCTTCTTTTAATAATTTTGAAAGAATATCTAATTTAAAAACTATACTTCTTCCTTCTGTACCAAATTCATCACATAAAAATTCACACAAATTTTGAATTTGATAAGTTTTATCATTTTTCATTTTTTTATAAGATTTAAAAATTCAATTCTTGCATTATTTTCTTTTTCTAAAAATACACCTCTCATCGCGGAGGTTATTGTATCAACTCCATGTGATTTAATTCCTCTTGAAGACATACATTGATGATTTGCATTTATTATTACACCTACACCTTTGGGATGTAAATTTTGTTCAATAGCATCAGCTATTTGTACTGTCATTCTTTCTTGTACTTGTAATCTACAAGCATATGCTTCAACTAATCTAGCAATTTTTGATAAACCTACAATTTTTCCATTAGGAATATAAGCAACGCTACACACTCCTGTTATACTAGCCATATGATGTTCACAAAAAGAATGAAAAGGTATTTCTTTTAATAATACCATTTCATCGTAATTATTAGCACCATCTTCAAATACTTTAAATAATCCAGGTATATCGATTTTATATCCTTTAGTCCATTCTTTCCATGCTTTTAAAACACGTTTCGGTGTTTCTAAAAGACCTTCACGAGTAGGATCTTCACCAATAAACCCAATCAGATCCTTTATTATATATTCATGTTGTTCAATATCTTTCATTGTAATTATTATTTAAAAATTAAAAAAAGGAGAAGACATACATCTTCTCCTTATTCTTTATTTATTTAGATTGGATATTATTATTCTTCTTCTTCCTCTTCTTCCTCTTCTTCATCATTTTGAAGCTCTGCGAGCTTTGAGAAAAAGTCCAGAACGAATGCTTTATATTTTTCTGCTTCTGCAGAAGATAAGTTATCCTCGATCTCTCCAAGAATTGCTGTTACCTCATCAAGAGTAACATCAATTACTTCGTCTCCAAACAATTCTTCAATTTCGTTATTTAAATCAGACATGTTTTCCTCTTATTCTATATTTGTGAAATAGAAATCTATTTCAGGTTATTTATATCTATATTAAATTTTGAAAACCAAAATCATGATTTTAGTTTTAATAAAAGTTCTTCGATTAAATATTTAAATATATTTTCATCAATATCTATATTATAAAATTGTCTTAATCTTATAAATGCATCTTCTATAGAAGCAAGCTCATTTTCTTCCCAGGGGAAAATATACCAAGATTGATCCTTTGGATTTTTTTCTTTATCTATTAATGCATAAAATTTAGCATTAGGATTTTTAGATAAGCATTTGTTTTTAGTATTCCCAGAATCTATAATATCATCTACTATGATATCAGCGTCTTCAATAACATCAGTAGGTAAAATATGATCTGGTAGATATCTCAAAATTGCAAATAATGCAGATACTCCACCACGCGGGACCCCATATATTAATTTAATATTATCATCAACTGGAAAATCTTTTTGTATTTGAATAGCTACAAATTCTGCTGATGATAATATATCAATTGGTTTTAAAAATATTTTATTACTCATATAAAGTATTTAAGTTTAATATATTCCCATTCATGTTTGGATAAAACTCCAGATTTTATAGATTTTATAAAATCTTTGTCTTTATTTAAAAATTCAATAATCATTGTATATGTTTGCGATTGAATATAAGATAGATCTAAATAGTTAATATTTTCAATGATAATATTTTCATCTATATCTATAATCGATAGAATTTTTTTATTCTGTAGCATACATTTGATATTAAAATCTGCACTCTTCAGTTCAGATTTAATATCATAATAATATAAATGATTAAATTTTATTAAATTCAAACAGAGTTCTTCAGTTTGTAAATCTTTATGAATTTCTTTTAATGAAAAATCATAGCCCTTAGATAATTCTTCTAATTCTTTTGAAAAACTTCTATTGTATAATTTTTTTACACTATCACTAACGTCACTATTTAATAATAAATTATATATAATAAACAATAAATTTAATATTTGCGGTATTGGAGTAGATATGGAATTAACCATAGCAAAAGAATTACTTATCGTATAAATACTTGTATTAGAGGGGAATATAATTGCCCAATTTGGTAAAATATTATCATTATTATTGAATAGACTATTAACGAATTTTTTTTCTTCGTTGAATTCCATTTATGTCATAATGGATAGTGTTTTAAAGAAATTATTAAACTTGGAAATGATATCTTTAGACTCGATTAAATTATCTAAAATATGATCATCAATATCACATTGTAGCCCTTTAAGTTTCATTAATATATTTTTTAGAAAAATATCTTTTGGCTCTGGACAATCATTTAAATACCATCCAATTTCAGATAATATTATAATTTGTTTTAAAATAGTAGAGCTAAAAGAAATTGCTGGTATATGAGCTTTATTCGTATATTTAACTCGAGAGTAATTTGATATATTCATACTTGCATTTAGAAATCTTAAAAGGACCTAATTCAATATAATTTTCATTATTTCTACTTTTTTTCGAATAATTTTTAACAAAAATTTCTGATCTAATAGATAGTTTTTTATTTGAATGAACTATAATTCTATCTATAAAATAATTAGACATTCCAAATGACTCTGGAAATTTCATATTTGAAGGAAATATTATTATAATTTGATCTTCTTTTTTATGAAATTTAAGAATCTCTAGCTCAAATAGTTCATTAAATCTTTTATTTGTTAATGTAAATTTCACATTTGCCGTTAATTATTCTACACCTAAATATTTATGAACCTGCAGAGAAATTCTATATCCATATTTTAAAGAAATATTTTTTATACAGTTTAAATTTTCTTCATTTTTCTCTTTATTATATTCATCCATAGGGGAAATATAGATAGGGACACCTTTGGAAATAGGACGAGCTAAAGGAATATATTTATTAGTTTGTGGATTAATAATTGGTAATCCATCATTTTCACTATAATTATTAGAACTAATAATATATTTATATGCTTTAATCCATTGTTCTAATTTAGGATGTAATTTCCCAGTTTTTGGAGAACATACAATATGGAAATTAGTATTTGTAACGGGAAGATCTTCTATCCATACAGAACCAGAGGTTTCAACTTGAACAATATAATGTAAATTTAATAATTCTCTACATAATCTAGAACACAATGGTTGTAGAAAGGGCTCACCCCCTGTTATAACAATTAGTCTAGTGTGATCTGGAGTTATTTTTTCTATTTTTTCTAATGCTTCATTAATACTTAAATGACGAATATCTGTTTCGAAATCAGTATCACAGAAATTGCATTTAAGAGTACAATGAGCTAATCTAATAAAGGTACTAGGCCATCCACTGAATAGACCTTCACCCTGTATAGTATAGAATATATCCTTTACAAAAAGAACGTTATGATATTTAAAATCTTTTTGTGAATAAATTTTATTTTTTCCAAACATGGTTTAAATAGTTTTGAGTTTTATGATTTCCCAACTTTCCTTAGTTAATGTTCCATGTGGTAATTTAAGTAATTCGTCAATACTAAAATGTTCTAATAATAAAGTATTTATTAAATCTTTTTTTTCAATTGAATATCTATATGTTGATTTAAATTCTTTTTTCTTTATAATTTGTTTTAAATTATAATCATGAAAATAATCAATTATGCCATATAGATCAAAAAATTGATGAAACCATATGTCAGATTTATATATTTCATTGATTAAATATGGATTATTTAAAATACATGTTTCTATAAAATAACTAAAATCGTTCTTTAAGTTTATAGAAAAATGAGTTAATGTGTCTGATATAGTTTTAAAAGAAGAATTTGGGTATTCTTTACAAGTATTTAATATTTTATTATATAGTACTTCTTTTAACTGAATATTATAATTATTCCCAACCACACTCATAGATGATAATTGCTGGTTCATATTTGAATTATCTAACCAGGTATTAAAAGTATGAGAAGAAGTTAGAAGTTTTTCAGAAATTATTTTTTTGATGTCCGTTATTAAAAATACAATATTATAAAGTAAAGAACCAATACTATTTATTTTTATAGTATTAGCGCTAAAATTCATATCCGTATATGTATTAGATTGTATATCATTTAGTGTTTTTATATATAAATATAGTTGATTTTCTAATTCAATTTGTTTTATTTCATTTTTAAATGATAACGTTTTAAAATTAGGTGTAAAAACTATATTGTCAAATTTTTTAAAGATAAAACTATTACTATATATGAATTTTTCATAAAAATCTTTAGGAAATATTTTTTGTATAAAATCAATCTCATCCTCAAGAGAATTAAAGGAATTCATTTAAGTAAATCAATTAGGATTCTAGCGGATTGTCTAGCATCATTTAAAGGATGATGAATTGGAAGTTCATTTTCTTCCCTTTTAAAAGTAGTTAAAGGATTAATATCTTTAGCTATTAATAAAGAAGATAAATCTAATAATGGATATGGACCAAAAAATTCACGAATTTCATTATCTTTAATACATTGAGATAAAAAATTTGTTTCAACTGGCCAGCTACAATCTGCAACTAAATATCCATCAAATCCAAATCTAGATCTAAATTTTTCCCAATCATCCCAAAAAAGTTTACGAACAATACCTGGATTTAAACAATTATATTCAAAAATTGGTATATTATTTTTAACCCAAGTATGATTTATTAATGTTCCACTAGCTTTTTCTGGATTACATGCAATTAATCTTTCATTTATAATTGATAGATCTTTAATAACAACGTATCCTACGGCAAATCCTTCACCGTGTAAACCAATAGATTCTATATCAAATACCATAAAATTTTTTTTATTATACATAATTTTCTTTTAAAAAAAATAAACAAGTAAAAAGGCGCCGAACACCCGTAGGTGCTCAACTATCGAAATCACTGCCAATTCCGCAGGCGCGAACACTCCTTGTCCAGGGGAGCCAATTTACCTCGCCCAATGATATTGCTATCATCGTATTCTCTAACGGTCCGAAGACTTTCGAGGCGAACACTATATTATATCTATATCAAATATTTGAAAACACAAATAAAAAAAGTTTCGGAGGGAGTGTGTTAATCTCCCTCCTAGTCATTCTCCTTCGGATCTCTGGGCTTAAAAACTTAACACTTCATTTTTACACGGATGACTGTCCCAGACGATCATTTGTGTGCGCACCATTATATAATATCTATATAAATAAATTAAAAATAAAATAGGCCCCACACCCAGGAGAAAAATCTTCTGGGTGTGTACTCTATTATCTCGAACTCTCATGCGAGGTACAAGAGAATTCAAAGCCTATGATTTTTCGTTCAGTAGTTATAGACATAATACTGAACCTAGTCAACTTCGGTACTGAAGGAATTGTAAGTTGACGAACTTACCTCCAGATCCTCCTCATTAGTGGCCACCAACGATTTGGATACTATATAATATCTATATAAATAAAATAAAAACAAGTAGATTTTTATATACCCAATTGCTTGGATATATAAAAATCTACTTTTGCTCTGATCTTTGTCTGGGTAGAGCAATATCGGACCAGGGTGTATCGCCACCGTCGCCACATTATTCCTTGAAGGATAGTTATTCTGGCTAATCGCCATGGGAAGTGGTCCCTAACTATCCATTACTGTATAAAATAAACAATTGTATATTTTATATTATACTAATATCTATATATAATTTTTACAAAAATAAAAAAATTAGATCCGCCTGGAGATCGAAATACCGCAATATTAAGATCTCCAGACTTACCATTTTGTTTAACCAGGAATAGTCAAAACCTGTCGACCTATGGTCTAACCCAGAAGATTATGCGGTTCTAGGCTATCTTATTATATCTATATAAAATTTTTGAAAATAAAAAGGCCTTCTGTTTTATTAGAAGGCCTTTCATTCTATTTTGAAAGTGCTGAAAGTTGTTCTTTCAGTGATTGGTGAGTTTTTATGAGTTCTTTGATTTCAGTTTCATTAAAATCATTATTTATTATTTTTTGCACTAAGTATTCTTCAAATTTTAACATTTCTATTGAAGAATTTAATAGGCTTGTTATTGATCCTTGTAATATTTCTAATTGTCCATCATATCCTTTGATGACTTCTTTATAGAATTCGATAGACGATTCATACATCTTCGAATTCTTTTCCAATAGTTCAGATGCATGTTGATCCATTAGCTCGTATGGTAACATATATTTTGCACGTTTAGATCTTATCGTATCTATAATTGCAAAAATAACTACCACAATAATAATAAACCAAGCAGGCACGAAAAAATTTAACATGATAATTTTAAGTTTGATTAAATGATATAATATCTATACTAATTAGCGAAAAAATATTTATCATCAATATTTTTAAAAGTATCAACAACTACAAGTTGTTTTGTAGTAAAATTTAATTGAAAAAGTTTATTTGGGGGAAGTTCAATAGCCTCTTCAAATATTTGTGAAGATATAGTCAGATCATCATTATAATAAATTATTGAACTTTTATTTCTAAATAGTAATGCTTCGTTATTTTGTTTAATATATAAACATGCAAAAGAAGCATCTAAAAATTTCAAAGAACCTAATAATCCATTTTCAATAATATCTGCTAAAATAGCATATGTGTCCCATTCAAATTTTTGATTTAATAATCTTTCTAGTCTTATCATATCTCTAGTTTTAACAATACCATTATGGTATAAATAGTGATTTATATTTTTATCTTGAATATGAGCAGGATGTATATAAGCATCGTTCTTTATCAAACCTCCCGTTGGAGCTTGATTATGCATTACTATATACTTATCATTGAATTCGGAAGAATTTATAAGTTCTGATAATTCTTCAACTTCAAGTTCACCAAAACCTTGTTTTATAATATTGAAATCAAGATTTTTTGGATTAATATATCCTATTGAATGACTAAAATTCCCTCTAATCTTATTTAATTGGTATAATCCAATAACATAATCTCTATCAAATGATCCAATTATACTACACATCTGTTATTATCCGTTGAACTCGTCCGACTTTACCATCAGACAGCATTACTTTGATTCCTCTAGTATGTATTTTTCCAGGAGATAAAATTTTATATACCTCACCTCTAGTTAAAATACCAGTAGGTTGATCTTTTTTTAGGACAATATCAACAACTTGTTTTCTTTTTATATTTTCACGAACCATATGTTCGTCTTTGTTTAATTCTAATATTAAGTTATTTATATTATTCAATATCATTGCTGTTACCTATATTTATAGATACTAATAATAGTAGTATTATAATTATTAATATTTTAGTATCGATTGGAACTTTATCTAAAAATTTAAATACTTGTTTTTCAATTTCAAATACATTTAAATCATATTTTGGAAACATGATCGATCATAATTTTTAATCTTTCTTCTACATCAATATAAGGAATTTTAATACCAAGACCCATTTTTTCAAACATATTATATGATGATCTGCAATTATCCAATAATTCAAGATCATTTTCTAAAATATCATTCCCTCTTGTCACTTCTCTAAGATTTTTAATTTTTAAATAATTTTCAAGATCAATATCCATTATAAATGTAATATCTGGCACTGGTAATTCAAATATTTTTGTATTTAAATATACAAGTTGATCGATTACAGTTTCAGATTTCTGAATATTTTTTAATCTGGCGCATGAATATGCAATATTCGATAATATATATCTGTCTGCAATAACTATATCATTATTTTCTAAAAGATGTTTGAGAATTATTTTATAATTGAATTTATCACAATCAAATAGTGTATTTATTATCCAAGGTTCAAGATCACTTCTATATTCATTATTTAAATATTTTGAAATGATTTGTCCATAAGGAGATTCATATTGAGGAAATTTTATTCTTATAGTTTTTGCTTTTATAATATCGGTACAATATTTATATAATTCTTTAATTATTGTCGTTTTTCCTGAACCATCAATACCTTCAATTACTATAAACATAATTAGAATGTGAAGTTTTCAAACTGTCCGCGATATAAACTATAGCATTCACATATAAAACGAATATTATGAATATCACCAATATCTTTAATAATAATATTAAATCTTTCATCATAAATACTTATAATCTCATTTATTTCAAATATTTCTTTAATATTTGAATCTGAAAATGGTATATAAATTTTATTATTTTTTAGAATATCTTTTATAACATGATTTATATCACTATAAAAAAATACAGATCCATCATTAGTAATAGGATATCTATTTTCTCCATCTGTATATGTATATAATTGATATTTATTAAAAACAGATGTCCACTGAAATAGACTAATTATCTCCATCGATTTGTTTACGGATATAATCAAAAGTTTCAGTTAATGACATTTGTGGTAAATGAGATATTTTTATTATTCTATTATTTGTTAAAATAATTTCTATTTTATTATTATCATAATCAATATTTAATTCATCTATTGAACTACATGCAACAAATTTAGTATCAGAAAGTTTTATTAACATGTTACACTCCATGGGGTCCATGGAATATCAATTTGATATGAAATAGGATCTACTAGATGATTTTCCATAAATGCTTTAATTCTTTCTGCACAACTAGGACATTTACCACAACTTTCTCCTAGTTCGTTAGGATTATAACAAGTATGGCAATTTTCAAATGGTACATTTAATTCCTTACCAATTTTAATTTCATCTGCTTTTGATAAATGTACAAAAGGTGCAGATATTTTAATTTCATGCAAACGATTTAATTGAGATATTTCATTTATTTTATTGATAAATTCCTGACTATTATCCCAATATGCATATAAATCTTGTGATTGTGATGCAATAAATATTTCATCCGCATCATGTGATTCAGCAAATGATAGAGTTAAAGCTAGAAATATTAAATTACGATATGGTACATATGTAACTGGTTGAGGATTCCCTAATATTTCTTTAATTGTAGGGACTTCAATTTCACTACCTTTTATTAAAGAACTAGATGTAGATACTAAATCTCCAAGAAAAGAAATATCAATTATTTTATGTTCAATATTTAACAGATCACATGTTATTTTAGCTTTTTCAACTTCAATTGAATGCCGTTGCCCATAATTAAAAGTTAGGGCTTTTACTTTATCTGCTCCAAATTCACTTACTATTTTATAAGTGAGTACAGTAGAATCTAATCCACCAGATAAACTAATTGCTTTATTTTTCATACAAAAGATCTATTTTTTTATTAAAAATATTAAGTAAATACCAAATCATAACGCCGCAATATAGAAGCTCAGATAATGAACTCGCATTAACTGCTAATATTCCAGTACAAATAATTAAAATAAACTCAGTCATTTTTTTGAAAATTCTTTAATTAAATCTACAACTTTTTGAATAGTCGTAGCTTCAGTAAATTTACCCCATAAGTTATTCATTATCGATATATTAAATTTTTTAAATAATTCAAATACTTCTTCAGAATTATAATTATAAGGTAAACATATAAAATTTAATATGTTTAAATGTTCTGAATTAATTCCATATTTGGTATTTAGATCTAATTCTTTTATTTTTGAAGCATTACTGATTTCAATGGGAACTTGTAAAGCACTAGACAATGGTTTAAAAACTTCTGTTCCTATTAATGAATTATATAATCTCATACCTACAACTGATGATGGATCTTTAATATAATCTCCATCATTCCATCGTACTGGAACCGCAAAATATTTAAAATTCCCATCTTTTATTTGTTGATTTAAATAATCATTTTTTTCTTGAGCTAATTTACCTAATTCTTGAATTATATTTTGTTTATTTAATTTTGAATTTAGAGCAATTTTTTCTATAAGATCACGAAGTAATTCTTTACTAAATTCATTAAAATTACTTCGGACAATTGGAATACCTGTATATTCTACCGAAGGAGGATCAAAGATCTTACCTTCTTTTGAAATCATACTATATGCATAATTTTTCTTAATATCTAAAAACATCATTCTATTACATATGAATTCATTTTTGAATTCTGTATAATTATATGTTGGTTGAACATGTAATTTTGGTAATAGTGTTGTATTCAGATAATTAGTTATTAAATTATTGATATTAACTGCAATTTCAGATGATTTACGCGAAGAATTTTCAATATCTGAACTATCAAGAGTTGGTAAATGAACGAATAGACTATCAGTGTCTCCATAAAGAACATATTTGAGTTTTTTCTCTACAATATGCCAAAAATCTTTTTCAATCATATTTTTATTTTAGGTTAAAAAAAGGAGAAAGAAAAGATCTTTCTCCTTTATTATATCTATATATTCAATTAGATATTTTCTTTTTGAAATTATTAAAAGGAATAGGAATTGAAGAAATAAATAATCCATTTCCTATAACAAAACCTTTACAATTAGGTATAAATAAATTATAACCTGTAGAAGTTTTTGTTTTCCTATAGCGATATGGAATATATTGTGGATTAGAGAAAAATATTCCAGATGATTTGACTAATAATTCTCTTTTATTTTCATTAAATATATTTTTATAGTTAAATCCACTATCTAATAATCCATATAATTCTTTTGTTAATTTTATAGAGATTTTACAAAAACTTTTATCTGGAATAAGTGAAAAAGTTATTAATGAGCCGTATCTATTTGTAAATAGATTAATAATTTCATGAGCGAAACTAATCCCAGAAATCTTAAAAGTAACAAATGATTTTGTTGATTCTTTATTAAATGTAACTGTTCCATTAGTTTGAAAAAATCCATGTAAAAATCCATTTAAAAATGAATATGGTGATGAATAGAACCAATCAGGAATTTTCCGAATATTGAAATGTGTATTAAGAAAATCATTTAATTTTTGGTTTAAAATTGTAAAATTGTCAATTTTTTCATCGACCTTTTTATGATAATATGAGACATTTAATTTTGAATCTAAAATAGTATGTAAAATTTCAAAATTATCCTTTATACCTAAAATTACAGCATTTCCTTTAAGATTTCTATCTTTTTTTTCAAAATATCCTCTGCCTAAAAATACTCCAATGATATAGCCTAAATGATTTGTTAATTCAATATCATCAATGCTATCTATTTTATTTCCTAATAACTTGAAATTTCTTTTTATAAGCTTTTCATTTTCATTTTCATAGAAAATAGTTTCTCGATCATTCTTATTATTTATAAAACTATTAAATGATGATAAATAAAATGGACTCAATGAATAAGGTAAAATTTCAAATAAATTGGATAGATTTTCAAATTCATAAAATCTTGATATTTTATTTAATTTAACTTCATTATTATTATTTATACAATGAACATATACATTATCTTTAATGAGGTACTCATTTGTTTTTATATTTGTTTTTGAATTAGATATTTCATTTATTTTTTTAGATTCTATAACGGATAACATCTTATCGATAGGAATATTTATAGGTTTCCGATCGATATATAAAAGAACGTTTGTATTATTAACAGCAGAGAACGAGAATTTTGTTTTTTCGCTCATTTTGAATTATCCTATGATTGTTGTTTTCTTTTAAAAAAAGGTATTTTTTATACCTAGTTTATAATTTCTATATTTTTTGTGAGCTGGAGATTGTAAGGATTTTGTTTTCAAAAAAAAATATATAGATATAATAATTATGTAATTATTTTTTTATGAAAAAATCGATATGAGAATGTGGATGATTAATCCAGTAATATTATGTAGACAACATTTACAAGGTCAACATGTAGAGTGTCATATGTTTGCTGGATCGATCAAAAAACGAATAGATATGAAAGGATATGTGGATAATAATTTATTAGAATTAAAATCTTTATTCTGGTATCATGATCTATGCGCTGAAGAAATGTTACGGCGAAATTATAAACATAAATCGCCGTTAATTACATTCGATTTTAAAAATTATATTAATAATGATTACATTTTAAATTCAGAAGTGAATAAACAAAAAGCATTGAGAAGTTTATTATTAAGATGTAAAGATTGTATCAAAAATTACGAAACCTTAGTTGGACCTTTAGATATAAATAATTTATAGAGATTTTTTAAATAATGGCTAGACAAACTTTTAACACATTTGTTATTGAAGGTAATATTGGTCGGGATGCTGAAGTAAAGACAATTGGTCAGCAGAATATGCAATGCGTTACATTTAGTATTGCTGCAAATATGGCAAGAAATGGAACTCAACAGGAAAATGTTGTATGGTTCCAATGTAATATGTTTAGAAATGTTAAGCTTGCTGAATATCTGAAAAAAGGATGTCGGGTATTGGTTAATGGTCAATTAGAAATAAACCCTGGTCAAGAAGGTAAAATCTATTATGCGATTGCAGTAGATAGAGTTCAAATTTTATCAAGACCAGATAATCAAAATCAACAACCACAACAAAATAATCAACAAGCACCTAATAATAGAGCAGCAGCACCTTCTGGTCCAATTCAAGGTAATTTTGATCCATTTTCTAATATTTAATTCTTTTTTGGGGGATATTTGAACGCGTTGAAGGTATCCGACAATAATAAATACGATAATGATGAGACAAAAAGAATTGATGAACAAATAAGAAGTAGGAGAATTATAGCACCACAATATTCAATTAATAAAAGACAGAATGTTACTTCCTCCAAAAGTTTTAAATCAAATAGAATATTACAAGTACGATCTGAATTCTAATGGATCAAAAGATTTATACATTTTATATTATAAATCTTTTTGGAGGTTACCAAAAAAAATTATATTTCAGAGGGTTTTAGTTCCAAGTGAAAATAACCCAGGATCTTTTGCTTATATAAGTAGTAGTTCATCTTTAGAATTATTAAATCAATTAAGCATATATTTCGATTCGTCGAATAAACTTGTAAAAATTACGGAAGATGAATTAGTTAATCTTATTAATTATATATTAACTAAAACATATCGATCTTTTAAATCTTATAATCATCTTATTGAATTTTTAGAGTCTGAATATAATTTAGACGTGGAAACGACTGTTTTATCTTCAATAAATAATGAAAATAATAATATAGTATCGTTTCCTAAAAAGCCTCCTCCAAAATAAGTATAAGAAAGATACTAAGGGGGAAGAAATATATTTTTCTTCTCCCTTTTTATAATAAAAAATAATGAATAACCAAGAATTACTAACTCAATATTTAATTAATAAGTATTTTCAACCTACATTTACAGATTGGTGGAATAATAATTCATTTATATGTAGTGGATTAACTTTAAACGGTAATGGTTGCTATTTCATTATGTTTGGTAATATTTTTCAAGGACAGGTGAGTACAAGAATTCAGTTTTTCGAAAAGTTAAATAGATATAATATTAATGAGGAAACTGAAAAAAGGAAAAAATAAATGCCATCTAAAGAAATAAATCAAATAAAAAAATATGCAGAATCATTAGGATTCAGCACCAAGATAACAAAAAAAGGTCATATAGTATTCTCAGGATTTGGAAGAAAAGTATTATCTTCTTCTACTCCGAGTGACTTTAGAGTGATTGTTACTCTTAGAAAAAATCTAAAAAAAATAGCAAATGGACAACCAATTGCTAGATTATAGAATTCCCCATTCATTTAGTATGAATGGGGAATATTTTTTATTTGTTTTCAAAATACCTAATCATTGTGTTAGGTTCACATGCTTTTTTGAATCCAAATTTTGAATATATTTCAATTAAATCTTTTAAATCTGGATCTTTTTCATCTCTTTTATATGGATTTATTTCTAATAAAATATTAAATTTATTAGTATCCATATAATCTATCATTTTTTTTAATATTTTCTTACCAATACCTTGTCTTCTTAGTTTTGTAGGTACAAGTAATCTACTAAAATAATACCAAGAATGATCCACATATTCTTTATCAATATCTAAACCTTTAAGTACATATCTCGGATCAGCTATTAAAGATAATTCACAAACTGCTAGATTGTTATTAACAATTTCATTAAATGAAATACTTAAATTATCTATTTGGTTATTCATATTGAATCACATGAACATTATCGTCATTTGAACATTTAAATAATAAATAACTATCTATAAATTTTATAACTTTACAATCTAAAGGAAGATTTTTTTGTAATTCAAATCTCATATTTTCTTCTTTATTTTGCGTATACATAGCATATAAAGAAAAAATTATCATTACAATAAATATTTTAAAATTCATTTTTTATGATCAATAAAATATTGATAATGTTGTGGATTACAAAATTTTGCAATTTCATAGGTAGAATTTTTAATAAATCTACCACAATGTAAACATCTTTTTATTTTTTTTCTTTGGTATTCTATTTGTGGCATATCATTTAAAGGTTCACCATCTTGTTCTGCGGCTTTTAAAATTAACCAATTAATAAATAATTCAATTGGTATATTAAGAACTTCGGATTGTCGAACTCCTAAACTGCCGCTAAATCGAATAAATTCTTCTAATAAATCACTTGCATTAATATATTTATTAAATTCTCTAAATCGAGATGCTTTATAAACAATTTTAGCATTATCATCTATTATTTTAATATTTCCATTAATATCTATTTCAATAATAGTACCATCTGGGGTTTCTACTATCCATCCATGTTTAGCAGTAACTTTTTTATTATCTATATCTATTCCATAATGTTTACAAATATCTTTATAATTATTTTCAACTGATGATATAGCACTCGAATCTATATAATCAGTAGTTATAAAATAATTAGGTGATGTTGAAGATGATATGATAATATTAGATGTTGTACTTGTACTATATGGATATTTTATGGTTACATATGTTCCTGATGATGTTGAGGTTAAAGGTAAATAAGTACTCATACTACCTGCCAAAGTTTAACCATTTATCTCTTAAAAAATGAGAAGTCGAAGTGGTTTTCATTTTAAGACTAGTGTCTGTCCAAATTCTTTCTGTCCTATCAGTTATAGAAGAGGACATACTGTCCCATCTAGTTTCTGTAACTACACCATCATTAATTAATCTACAATGGTGATGACCACAATGTGGACAAATTATAATATGATTTCCATCAATTGAATAGTCAATGATTGCAATAAATTGTTTTGAACAATCATGGCAATACATTTCTGATCTGACTATCCCCTCATTTTTTTCAGCTCCATTACTTAATTGTTTAGATCTATTTGACTTCATCTGAATGACGAATAATAAAATTTTCTAAGATAAAGCTTATTAATTTACCTAAAAAATATAGAATCCATGGATCTCCAGGATAAATTTCAGCTGGATATTCATTCCATTTTCGTAATATTATTTTCATATAGTTGGATCATCTTTATAATATGAACATTCCTTAGTTATAATTTGTTCTAAAACATTTAATTTATCTAGAACTTTATAATTAATTAATAATAATGAAATAATAAATCCAAAAATAATATAAATTATTGCACTTTGAATCCCATTCATATTATGTTTTTAATTCTTTAATTGCGGCTTGAATAGCTCTCATTACCCTATTAGAAGTAGTCCCTTTTTTAACTTTATCAACTAAATGATCAAATTGACCAGGATCTAAAACTTTAGATTTAATTCTAAGAGATCTAGCTACTTTTGCAGCTGCTGAAAGTTGATCTGTTACTGATGCATAATGTAAGCCATCTCTAGCTCCATCTTTTATAACTCGTTCCCATGGAAATGGAGTTTTATCATGCCATGTCCATCGTATAGAATCTCCTTTTTTAGGATTCCAACTAAATGTTTCTTTGAATCCATTTTCAGGCATTGCGTCTCGATATTCGATAATTGGATTTGCAGCAGTATCGAACATCATATAAACAACTCTTCCATTTTCAGTTGATTGTACAAAAATTAAAGATCCGTCTTCATGTTCTGCCCAACAACCCATTGATAATTCATCATTGTTTAATGAATTTGCTCCAGGTACATCATGAGTTGACATTTAGAATATTCTCCCGCTCTAACATATGAATAAAAGTTAATTCACGTAAATTATAAGATAAATTTTGAATAATATTATCTTCTTCTATTTCTTGAATTTGTAATTCAACTCCTTTTAATTTCTTTAATGATAATAATATATCATTAATTTGTTGATGATCATCACTAGAAATTTTAAGAGAAACTTTAAGCATTTAAATTTAGAAATTAAATTAAAATATATTATATCTATATAAAAAAATATATAGATATAATATCATTTAATAATTTTTTTAATAAAAAAATGTCATCTATAAACGATAAACAAATTATTGTAGATATATTGGAAAATAATGGATATTATCCTGGTGATCCACAAATAGCAAGAGCATACTCATATTTAAGTATATATCATAATAATCCAGTATATGCTATATATTATGAATATAGACACGATACAATTCATGAATCTCCTTATGTTTTAAATCCAATATTATTATATGATAAAAAAATTGGATTGACCGAGGCAGGTGAAAAATTCCTTAAAGATGCACATCCATGTGCGCAAGAATTTTAAATCAGTGGTCGATATCGATATTTTGTTTTAATTTCCTTAGTAAGATTATCAAAATATGGTATAATTTCATGAACATTTTTTGATCCTACGCCAGATGCAAACGCTTCGAATATTTTTTCCTTTTCTAGTTCATAATAGGTTAAGACAAATTCAAGTCTCGTCTTTTCATCTTTAGATAAAGTATTATTTAATAATGATTTTATTAAGTCTTCCCTTTCAATAATACGAGAAAGTTTTAATTTTCGAAGTTTAATTTCAGCAGCTGGATCTCCGATTTCTGCTGGCTTATTTGGACGATATGGCGCAGAGACTTTGTGCATAAAAATGCTCCTTAAAAAAATAATATTAAGAATATACCCTAAATAATAATTAGGATATTTCGAAATATAATATCTATATTAAAACATAAAAAAATTAATTATATTCAATCATTTTTTTATTTGCATTTTTAAAATCATCTGT